TGCGTACCACCTCCGCCACCGCCAGTATTTGCAGTACCGCTTCCTCCTGTGCTTCCAGCATTACCTCCGCCACCAGCACCACCAACTCCGCCAGTACCGCCACCACCGCCACCAGCATAAGTAACAGCAGAACCAGTAATAGAAACAGAAAGACCTGCTCCACCATCTCCACCACCATCAGTAAAACTAGATGTACCAGCTTGACCTGCCGCAGAAGCTCCTCCGCCTCCACCACCGCAACCTTGGTTTGAGCTTTCAGAACCGCCACCTCCAGCATAACCTTGATTAGCAGTTCCTGCACCAACATCATTATCTCCATATCCGCCACCACCAGAACCACCGCTTCTTGGTGATTGAGTTGAATCTCCATGTAATCCAGCACCACCACCTACTGTTGTAATGTCTGTAATATCTGAACCTGTTATTGATGATGGACTACCATCATTAGATGAAGTTTGTGCATTACCATTACTATTTGCCGCACCACCTGCACCAACAGTTATTGTATAAGTTGTTCCAGCACCTAAACTTAAATCAGCTTCAGCAGAAGCACCTCCTCCAGAAGTTGAGCCATAAGAAGTTCTTAAACCTCCAGCACCACCTCCAGCGACACCTCTATTTCCACCAACACCACCACCTAAATTATCAGAACCACCTGCACCACCTCCTGCTACTACTAACCATTCAGCAGTTTCTGCTGTATTAGTACTATAAGAACCAGTAGAACCAGTATCTGTCCATTTATACCAAGTATAATCTCCATCTACTCCAGTTTGGTCGGCATCATGTGTTCTTGAAGGTGTAGTTACTGTTGCTCCTCTATAGTAACCACTTGTTAAATTTTCATTTGTAGAAGCAGAAGCATCAATTCCTGTTGCGTCTGTATATTCATCAACAACTTGGTCAACTAAATTATAAACAGCTAAAGAACCATTAACAGCAGTTTTAAATCCTAATAAAGCAATATTAGCTTGTATTTTATTATCATCAAAAGCAGTAACATGTTGCGTTACACTTGCTTCAGAAATTCTTGCACTTGGCACAGTTCCACTAGCTAGATTACTAGCATTAGTTGGGTCAGTTGCTAATTTAGAATTTGCAATTGCTGCAGAATTATTTAAATCAGCATTAACAATTGTACCATCTGCAATCTTTGCAGAAGTAATTGTTCCATCTCCAATCAAAGTACTATCAAGTACTGTATCTGCCGGTTTTGGTCCTATAAAAGGCATTTATCTTTTCTCCTAATTTAATCTTATGTTATTTCCATTATAGAAAGTGTAGCATCAATTTTTGCTGATGTTCCACAATCTATTTTTAGTACATCTGTATTTTGTAATACTACCTTATTTCCCGATAGAAGTTCAAGTGAACTCCCTGTTGGGATTGGTACATCTTTCACTAAAAATACTTCCTCATTAGTTTCAGTATCATTTGTATTACTATCTAATTTAACAGAAGCTGTTACACTAGAAGTATGTACATTTGCTAATACTAAACCTAATACTACTGCTCCACCTGAAGCACCGCAAGTATATAGAGTTAGAGGAGTACCAGAAGATGTAGGCATTGCTGCATTACTTTTTACCTTAAATGTATTAGCCATATGTTTCCTCCTATCCTAAAGCTATTGCTAGAGCAGTAGGGTCTTCTGTTGAAAATCCTTGCCCTGTCATAAATGTTGTTAATCTTGATAATGCTGCTTTTCTATTTGTTCCACCTGCACCATCATCTACTATTATTAAATCAGATGTAGTTAAATCTGCTCCAATATCTGTGCCACCATCAATTTCTAATGCTGCTAAATCTACTTTACCTGCTGTTGAAATAGTTGATAATAAACTATCTCCAATACTTCCTGCTAATTTAGAAGCTGCTATTGAACCTGCTAATTGTGTATTTGTAATTGTTCCTACTAATGAACTTGTAGGATAATTAGTTGCATCTGTTAAATCAAAAGCAGGAGTTGAATCACTTGCTCCTAAATCTACAGATACTCCACCAAAACTTACAGAGTCATTTGCTAATTTATTATTTGCAATTGAACCTGATAACATTGCATTATCAACTGCACCTGTTGCAATAGTCGCAACACCAGTATCAGCAATAGTTATATCTCCAGATACAACATTATCTATCCATTTAGATGTTGATGTATCATAAAATAATAATGAAGCATCAGCAGGACTAGTAATGTTAGTATCAGTTAATTCTGATAATTCATTAGCAGTCGCTACTTGAGTTGCTACATATGCTTTGATTGATTGTTGTGTTGCTAGTTGAGTATCGGAATCAGAAGCAAAATCATCTTCGTCTAATATTGCTGTTCCAGATATCCCTGTATTGATAACAGGACTTGTGAGAATTTTGTTTGTTAAAGTTTGTGAAGTTGTTAAGTCAGCAGTTGTTGCAGTATCTATATTAAGAGTTGCTGAACCAGAAGTTGCTCCTCCAGATAAACCTGTACCTGCTACAACTGCAGTTATATCTCCAGTTGGTACTGTTGCTACTTGTGTATCTACATAAGCTTTAATTGATTGTTGTGTAGCTAATTGTGTATTAGAATCAGAAGCCATATTGTCTTCATCTAATACTGCTGTACCACTAACACCAGTATTTAAAACTGGGCTAGTTAATGTTTTAGATGCTAAAACTTGAGAACCTGTAAGAGTTGCTACAGTTGCATCAATATCTAAAGTTACTGCTCCAGTTGTTCCACCACCAGATAATCCAGTACCTGCAGTAACTGCTGTAATATCACCTGTTGGGACTGTAGCTACTTGAGCATCAACATAAGCTTTAACACTTTGTTGTGTTGCAAGTGCAGTATCTGAATTTGTTGCAAAGTCATCTTCATCTAGTATTGTAGAAACTGTTGCACCACTTCCTATTTTTAAAGTTCCAGATACATCTAAATTACCATTTAAATCTACTGTTGTTGCTGCAATTTGTATTTCTGTATCTGCAACTAAATCTAATTGTCCATCTGTTGATGAATGAATATAGATTGCTGAATCTCTAAATAAAACTTTTTCTGCTGAATCTACTAGGATATCATCTGAGAATTTAAAATAATCCTCATCTTCCATCCATGTAAGTACACCATCATTTGTTGTTGCATTAAATGTTACTGCAATATCTGTATTAGCATTAGTACCAAATGTTAATGTATTACTATATAATTTTGAAATAGGACCACCATCACCAGTCGTAGTACCATCATGGGTATGACCAGATGAAACATGAAATGCTGCAACTAATTGGTCATATTCATTATTTAATAATGATGCATAAATTGTATCACCATCTGTAAATGTACTTTGTCTAGTATAAGTTGCCATCTATTAAGTCCTTCCTGCGGGTATAAAATCTACATAAAATCCAGAAACAGTATATGGAGAAGCTGTTCCTGTACTTCTAATTCTAAAGTTATTTGTAAAACCACTACCGGTTAATGTTGTTTTTTGTTGTGGATATAATGTTCCACCAAAAATTGCTGAACCAAAAACTGTACCTGTTCCAAAAATTGATGGAGTTTGTAATGCTCCAATTGCTATTTCATCTGGTTGAGCAACTGCGTTACTTTCAAAATCATAACGACATTGAATTTTTAAATTATTATTTGTACCTTCTGAACGAATACTTGTTTTAACATAGTAAAGAGTTTTTCTAATTCCTGCATCACCATAATCCATATCTGGTGTTTTATAAGTGGCAGAAATATTAGTACCATCAAAATCATTTCCAGAGTCGTGACTATATACATAACCATCTTCTGATGCATGATAGAGTACTTCACTTCCATTTACATCTACTCCAGAGTGTACTACTTTAGCAGGTATTCCTTTTGTACTACTCCATTCATAAACTCCTGCACCTGTAGAAGATATTTTAAATGTTCCTATTACTCCGCCTTGTATTGTACTAGCTACTCCAGACCTAAAATAAAATAATCTATATTGGCTTTTTTCTCTAACTACTAAACTTGCAAATCTAATTTGAGATAGATAAGGCATTACTTCATCTCTAAACAATGGCATTATCTTTCTACTAATAGAACTTAATTCTATATCGTCAATTCTTGCTGTTCCTGCAATAGTTCTTAAACCATCTGGTGCTAAGAAAATTAAATCTCCACCTATCTCCTGAACTGTATTACCACTTATACATCCAATGTTTTTTGTGACACCTGATACTGTAGCGGTAGCATCTAATCCAGATATTTGAAAGATACTATTTTCACAAAAAACAATTAGTTTATTTCTAAATGGTTTTACAAAAACTATCTTATCACCAACATCTATTGTCCCTGCTGATGCACCTGTAAAATCTTCTGGTTTTAATCTTGTACTATAACTTACTACTTGTGGATTATCTGAATCTCCTGCAACAATTAATCTTTCAGAAAATATTGTAGCATACTTTGATTTTTCTGGAGCAGACCTTTGTACTTCTTTAAAGTAATAAGTATATGTTCCACTTGCAACTTCTATTTTAAGATGAGCAGGTTTATTATTTCCATCTACTATAAATAATTCACCATACTGTGATTCACCTTCATATACTGCAAACTTACAATCTGATTGATTTGTTCTTGCTATTGTTGAACCACTTGCTAATTGTGCTGCAGTAGCTCCATTCTTTTTAATTACTTGACTGGATGCTGTTGCTGCATAATTACCATCAACTGTCATTGATGTATCGTTTGTAATACTTAATACATTAAAGACTTCATTATTAATTTTAATGTCGTCACCTTCTGAAAATTCTGTAGTAAAACTTGTTCCACTTCCTGTTACTGTCGCTGAACCTTGAGTTACTGAAACTGTTCCTGTCTTAGCTTGATAAGTATCTTTATTAATTTGTGTCCAAGTATTACCATCTGTACTATAGTAAAGATTTGAACCTTGACAAGCTACTACTCCTAATGCGTAATGAAATATACCTTCAATATTAGTATTAGTACCATCAGGTTGATTTGAACCAAACTTAGTATATCCATTAACTCTTCTATATCCACCATGAATAGAAGATTCATAGTTTTCTAATTTTGTTGCAACACCCGGTGTTCTAAATAAAGTATGTGTAGTACCTACTAAATCTAACCCACCTTCGCAAGTTACTGATACACCTTGTTCTGCCATTAAACTACTCTTGTTCTATCGTCAATCATCCTATCTGGAAAAGGTTCAATCAATTGCTCACGCATAGTTCTTAAACCTTTTTTATATTCAGCATCAGCTAATTGAGACTGACTTATGTTATCTTTAAATTGATGTACATAGTATCTTGCTCTTGATAATAATACTGTTGTATATTGTTGAGGGAATACTACTGTATCACCATGTGCTGTTAATTCTGTTGGTTGGTTGTATGCAAAGAAATAAATTTTATATTTACCATCTGGTATAGGTGATAAACCAAACTTATCATTCTTTGGACTTCTGATAATTCTTTGTGGAATACCATAAGTCTGTGCATCACTCTTATCTACTGCTTCAGATATTGCGTAATGCTTTCTCCAAAATTCTGTTGTTATAGGTCTTAAGTTTCTTATTTCATAAGGTGCTGATTTTCCTGATACACCTTCTTCAGTCAGTACTGTATTTTCATAATCTACAAAACCATAGTCAGTTGTAATGCTACTTGAACTTGCGTTAAACTTGTACCACCTAGTTCCAGCGACAGTTTCAACTGAAACATTTCCATAATAGTCATTAGATGGGTCACCGACTGCTAAAAAACTCCACTTATCTTCTGCGTTACAAATATCAAAGTATGCTCTATTAATTACATCTTTAATATATTTTTGAATTCCTTTTGCACCTGTAAAAGAAACACTTGTTAATTCAACTTCGTTTAATTCTCTAATAATAGTATTAGTTAAATCAAGATATGTACGAAATGGTGCTGCCATGAATTAATTCCTTATTAAGTGTTCTTAGTTATAAAAAGAGAGGGCGAGATTAATCGCCCCCTCAATATTAATTATTAGTCTATAGCATAGATTGCTTTTACTAAAGCATCATCTCTAAGAACTTGTCTTCCATAAACATGAAGACCTCTTACGATATCACCGAAAGTATCAGTATCTCTAAGAGTTTCAATGTTAAGGATTGACTGAGCAGTTGCTGTAGAAGACATATGTCCTGCTAAGCATTGACCAGTTGAGTTCGTACCTGAAACTGCAGGTATGTTAGAAGATTTATACATTTTAAATCCTCTGATTGAACCAGACGCAACTAGACC